CCCGCTTCAATCGTCAAGCACGCAGGAGCGTGAACAACCGATACTTTATCATCAACCAGCAGTTCAACCGACCCGGTAGCCAAGATGGACAGGTGGTCGAACTTGTGCTTGTGCTGCACACACAAGTAGCCCGCAGGAATGCGCGCCTCCTTGGCGTACACACCTGAACTGAAGTGGTGATGGATCAACATTTCCATTTTTTAAGCGCCAGCGCCTTGCGGGTAGGCTCACCCTTTTTGTCCTTCATCGGACCCGGCACGCCGCCCATCCGGGCGCAGAACGAGTCCTTGCGCGCCCCACCCTCGGGCTGCGGCGGCTTCAACCCAGGCTTGCCAGGGTTCGCCGCGTTGTACGAGGCTCGACCCTTGGCGTTCAAGCCACCCTCGGGGTTCTTGCCTTCCTTGCGCTGCCAGGCGGGAGTTTTCATTTGGCCTCCAATGCTTCGATCCGAGCGGTCAGCACCTTGATAGCCTCAATTGCCACCGCCAGCACCGAGCGGTCGAAGTAGCCCCAAGGTTTTGATGGCTCAGGGTCAGGCGCAGCCTCGGGGCCAATGGCAGCACGGACGTTCTGAGCATAGAAGCCCAACTGCCGATCCGGCCCCATGTTAGCCTCGGGCTTGCCGAAGTAGTAGCCAGGCTTCAACGCCATAATCATCGGCATGGGGTCAGCGATCACCCCATCCTTGATCTTGTACGTTTCATCCGAGACCGAACTGATGTTGCCGGCTGCGGAGAAGGTGGCCGTGCCCGCACCGTAAGCAAACATGCTGACGATACCGGCGCTGGAAATGTTCATCCGCGTAACTGCGGTATTGGTTGGCCCCGTGGCAAATGTCAACGCGGTTGGGACTACACCTGCACTGACAACACCATCCACATAGCCGCCAAATGCGCCGTTGGCTATAAGCGCAGAGCCGTCAGTGCCGCCAAAATTTAGCGCGCCAAGGGTGTCGCCGTTTACAACAGCAGTGAACGCGGTAGGGTCTGACGATCCGTTGCGAGACTTGGCAATCGTTATGTCAGGGCCAGTTGCATTTGCAACGGTCTTGAAGAACATGGCGTTCGACTGGCCAGTCGTGGAGATGGACTGGAACTTCTGCGTGAAGCTGGTAGTGGCAGAGTTGACCACCGCGCCACCAAGCAGGCTTGAGACCCCCGTAACGCCAAGGGTCGTGCTGGCAGTGACTGCTGCGGCAGCGAGGGTGCCGGTGAAAGTAGGCGATGCCGAGAAGACCAAGTTAGTGCTCGTGGTGCCAGTAGCCCCAATGGCCGTGTACCCAGTGATGTTGTTGAACGATGCGATGCTCGCCACGGTAGCGTTCGTGCCGCCATTGGCCACAGGGATTGCCGTCCCGGAGTAGGCAATGGCAAGCGTGCCGGTGGTTGTGATTGGCGATCCGGTGACGCTTAAGAACGCCGGCACAGTAGCCGCCACGCTGGTGACGGTGCCTGTCCCCGACACTGTGGTCCAAGTTGGAGCACTTGCGCCGTTCGATTGCAACACCTGACCCGAAGTGCCGGCAGCAGAGAATGCGTAGGCTGTACCAGTGCCATAAGGCACAGCGCCCGCTATTGGCGTTGCGGTGGCGTTCGTACCGCCATTGGCAATTGCCAAGGTGCCAGCAAGCGTAACAGCGCCGGCAGTTGCGGTCGCAGGAGTCAGGCCGGTAGTGCCACCAGACACAGTGGTTTGCGCAGAGGTAACCGTTGTCCGTTTGGTAACGCCGCTCTGCACCACCGCGATAAGCTCGGTGCCCGCAAGCGGGGTCGTTGCTGCTGGAAGGTCTGAGATTTTAACGCCGGCCATAATGATTCCTTATGATCTTGTAACGATTGCTTTTACTGTACCGGCTGCGATAGTAACAGAACTCGCAGTAAGGTTATACATATAGAAAGCAACAGTATCTGCGGATTGCACAAAAGCGGTTGTAGCAAGACCCGTTGTGGCAAGGCTAAATGAAACAGCAACCGTATCGCCAAGTTTAGCTCCAGAAACAGTAACCGTGCCTGTTGCTGCTGTAGCGGTTAAAATAGTCCCAGGCGTAAACGCGGCGGTTCCCGTTAGCCACAGGACGCCGGTGCTGTAGTTTCTGACGCCATTTGCAAAGGTAGTTGTTCCGGCATCCGTCATGGTTCCTGTGGTCGGCCATGTGGTCAACGGAGGAACATAACCATTAAATCTATTGTATCGGGGGTTAATTAGATGGGTATTAAGCGCACCAGTATCTACCAATATGTCGTTATGCAAACCGCCATCTAGAATAATACCATTGCTGCCGGTTCCAATGCTTACGGAATGGGTTGTATCAATACCTCTAAATTCCAGTGCTATTGCGCCTACGGTGTATATATCGGCTGTGCCGTTTACTTCAAAGTCAGTTCCAAAGAACTTATCTTGATTGGCGCCGGAGTTTGCAAACACCCCGTAGGTCACGCACCCTTCACTTGTTCCGCCAAGGAAGACATTCCCGAGGGTGCCCGTCAGTTGAATGCCAATGTTTGGGCCTTCAATGATTGGGTTTGAGAACATGCAATAGGATGCAGTTTCTCCAGCGTTTCTGATGGAAAGCTGCAACCCGTAAGCAGGCGGGGAGCCTGGTGTGTACCAACCTTCTTCATTGACCGAACAGGTGTAGTTGGGGAACGATGTACAGACAGCAAATCGAACAAGCAACCCGGCATACGCAGTGCCGGCGCCGCGAACATTGAAGTCTAGCGTGCTGTGGTGTACTGATCGAACAAACACACCGTTTTGCGCTGTAGTCGGGCACTCGACAATGAACCGGCCCATCTGGACGTTGTAGCACAGATCATTGGCCGCAGCCCCAGCGTCGAGCGTTACCGCGTTCAGCGTACCCGTGTAGCGCAGACGAACTTCGCCGGCAGCTTCAATGACGGCATTTTGTATAGCCCAGTTGGGCGACACGGAATATGTGTAGATGCCTGCCGGAAAAACCAGCCTGTACCGGACAGCGTTGGATGCGATGTACACAGCGGCAGCGGCTAACGCTGCGGTTGAATCGGCAACGCCTGTTGGGTCAGCGCCAAAGTCCAAGACGCTGACGATCTCGCGCAGTTTTGCTTGGGCCGTGCGCCCACCAGCAGGCGGGCCAGACGCTGGCGTGTACCCGACAAGTGAAGACCCTAGCGTTGAACTGGTGCTGTTGGCAAGCTCGGCCTCAAAAGCAGTCAGCGCGTTTAGCGCATCCTGCGTCGAGATGTTATCGACAGTCCAGATAGGGACCGCAGGCGCGTCAGCAGAGGCAAGCACAAACTTGTACGCCGAAGTACCCAACCACACGCCGCTAGGTGTTTCACCGCGAGCATCTAGTACGATGTCCACCGGGTTTGACGTTGTCCCGCTGGAATCCGTGTACGTTGCCAACGGTGTGACACTACCAGCAAGGTAGGTGTACAGGTGCCCGCCAACCAGAGGAATGCCGCCAGCGGTGAAGAACTGCAATTTTGGCGTAGGGGAAATAATTGCGCTCATGTTATACCTGTTGTACGGTCAAAATCATCGACGGAGCTCGCGGATGTATCGGGGGCGTTGCAGACGCTGGGTAGGTCAAGATTTGAGTCGTACCGTTGTCGGTAATCCAATACAACTCAAAATAATCGTTGGCAGCGGCTTGCAAAATGTAATTCCACCCAATGATGGTATGCCCGTTAATTGCGCCGTGCTTTGAAGGAGTTCCAACAATACCGGCAGAGTCGGCTATATTAACGCCATTCTGCCGAATCCATATGGTTACATCATCAATTGCAGCAGAAGGATTTGATATTTGCGCGCTAAATTGTAAGTTGTAAATGCCTGCGCGGGTTACAACAATTCTAGAAGTTGGCGACCCTATAGCTACGTTATACGATAGATCTGTCGAGTTGAACGTAATTGCTGTGGCTGTAAGGGCTACGCCAGATTGGGTCGTGGTATCGTAAAACGAACCGTAGGCTTTGTCTGATGCGATGGTAACCGAAGCAGCGCCGTTGGTGATTGCAATCCCGCTGCCTGCGGTCAACGTGGCCTTGCCCAGCGTGTTGCCGGTGGTGTTGCCGATCAGTAGCTGACCGTTGGTGTAGGTGCTCTGCCCCGTGCCGCCGCTTGCAACGTTGAGCAGGCCAGAAAGCGTGACCGCACCAGTGGTCGGAGCGGCTGGCGTCAAGCCGGTGATGCCGCCAGCCCAGGACAGAACGCCCGTGTTGGCAAGCGTGATGCTGCCAGCAGCGTTGGTCACCCCGATGCCGGCGCCTGGCGTCAGTGTGTTGAGTGTGTACCCGACAGCGTTGCCAATCAGCAGTTGACCATTGGTCGGTATGGCCGACACGCCCGTGCCGCCGTTGACTGGCTGAAGGGTGTTCTGGTTTTCTCCGACAACCGCGTACAGCCCATTGAAGAACCGAAACCACTCCGTTGACACCAGACCTGTGTTGCCGTCAACAAGGGGCACACGCGGTGCCGGGACTTGGGTGAGATTAAGCATTGGTCGGGGTGATGAACAACTCAGCGCCCATGATGGCGATCTTCACCGGGTCAGTACCTGAGACTTCGTAGACCCGGTCGCGGAGCTTCTCGGTCATGCCCAGCCGGCGCCAGATCGTGCGGTAACCGTACTGACCGATAGCGCCCATCGAGCGCCAGTGCTCGTTCGACCAAGTGTGGCCACCATCATCCGACCAGCGCAGCATGGCTTGCGGATTGACACCCTGGACTGTAGCAACCGAAACCAAAAGGCTTTCACTTGACTCAGTCAGCAATTCATCGCTGCCTTCAGTCAACAGCGCTTCCAACGGCGCGGAAGGGTCGATCCCGTTTAGCCCTACGCCAGACTCAGCGTCGAGTTGCAACGAGTGGTGGGCCGTACGCTTCAGATTGTTTTGGCCGGTTGGCAGCGCCCGCCATGATCGCAGCCACTTTTGAATTTCGCCGTTGTCGGCGTAGACATCCAGATCAAAAGCGTAGATGTTGCCGTTCTCAAAGTCACCAACGATGATCGTGCCGCCAAAGTTGCACTGGCAGTTCGACCTGTGCCGGTACTGGCTTTGATTGCCGCTGGCGCGTTCGTGCCAGGCTTGCACCGACACATCGTAGACCCAGGTCTTGCTGGCAGACGGAAAGTTCAGGACGTAGAAGGCGTGGCCTTCTTGCTGGTAGGTGTAGGCTACCGCGTCCGAGATGTTGCCGTACTGGGCAATGGCGTACTCGATGGCGTGGGTCGAGATTCTGATGCCGCTGTAGCCGTTGTTCTTGTAGACGATGCCCTGCCCGCGAGCATCTGTGCCCAACCAGAACAGCGCGTTGTCGAGCTTGGCGACCGAGTAGGGGGCCGCGCAACCAATCTCGTTAAACGCGCCTTGGACGGGCGTCAAAGGGAACCCGGTAAGCCCAGCGTTGTACCAGACCTCGACCGAGTCAGTACCAAACACCCACATCTGCCGGTGGTCTACGTTGATCGCCACCACACCGTCAGGAGAGCCATCGGCGGGGGCAACCGTCAGAGGGTCGAACACCAGCGGGTATATCTGCACCGGCGGCGTAGTCAGGGTTTGCGTGATCACAGACCACAGGTTCTGACTGTTTGGCTCGTTGAAGACAAACAACGTGTCGATGTACGCAACAGTGACAGCGCCGGGGAAGTTAGGGTCCGTGATCTGGTTGAACTCACCCGTTGGTTCGTTGTAGGTGTAGCTTGGGCCGTTACAGGCAAAGAAGATCACTGCGCCGTTGTCCGCAATGGACACTGGGCCTGTGCCTGACACCGTGCCAAGCAACTGAGGCGTTGCGCTGGTGCTGGTGAGCTTGTAGACCTCGACGCCCGAGACGACGTAGAAGTCCGACCCGTTGGTCTGATGCGCCCACAAAGCCCGGATAGGCCCGGTGCCGACCGTCTGGAGGAATTGCAATCCTGGGGCGCGGTTCAGGAACCCGGCTTCCTTGCCGCCATCGGGGATGGCTTCAGGAAACAGGTTGACGAGCCTGTTGTCCGCAGCGTTGATGCTGCGGGCAACGTACGAGCTACCCAAGATGGGGGTCTTAATTTCCGACTCCAGGCAAGTTAAACATCTTTAGTAATTGCCAGCGAAAATATTGTAGCGTTGCCGAGTACCCACGATGCTGTACGGCAGCGACATGATGTCATCCGGGTTGTTGATGCGCTTCAAGTTGCGCTTGGATGTCATGGCGATCCGCGAGACCTGCGGCGATGGCTCGACACCAAACTCAGCAGCGATCTCACAGGCCAGACAGTACCGGAACGCCCGCAGGTAGCCTGGCGGGAAGGACAACACCGTTGCCAGCGTGGCCGGTTGGGTCAACTCAGACACCGAGACGAAGTGCCACTCCAGTACCTTGGTCGGCACCGGGTAGATGTACATCTCGATGTTGGGGTAGGTCATGTTGACCCAGATCACCTGTGGGTAGGTGCTGGTCACAGTCTTTACCGCAATGCCGTTGTACTGCTGCTGGTTGAGAATCTTGATGCCAAACGAGA